ACGCCGCCGGTATGGGCGTGGCGAACTTCCTCGGCACCACTTACCGGGATTTTGTTGACGACGGTCGGCTGATTTCGTGGGCGATGATGGACGTGCTCTTAAACGCCTTCGACTCGGATATCGATTCCACGGTCGGCGCAGGTGGCTGGATCGGCGAAGCCATTACCGACGGCACGGTTAGCGACGGCACCAATCACAGCGTTCATGTCGACGTTGACGCGAGAGGTAACTAATGTCCTTCGAAGATACGATCGTAAGCGTCAGCATCACGGCCACCTCGGCGACTCCGAGCGTGCCGAACGCCAATACGCCGGCGATCTACGCGTATCACACGCACAACACCGACCTGGTTCGGACGTACAACGACCTTTCCGGCATGGCCACTGACGGCTTCTCGACCACGGAGCCGGCCTACCTGATGGCCTCGCGCATCGTGGCGCAGAATCCGCGACCGTCTACGTTCAAGGTCATCCGCGCTACCGACAAGGCCGCGCAGGCGATGACGTTTACTGTCACCGATACCAACCTCGGCGATACCGTTGGCCTCAGCCTGACCGACGCGAGCGGCGTGGCGCATGCGCTGACGACCGTGGTGGCGACTGGTGCCACGACGAGTTCGGTGGCCACTGCGATTGCGGCCCTTACCGCCTCCGGGGCGACCGTCACCTCGACCGGTGCCGCCGTGACGATTGCGGTCACCTCGACCGGCGCCGTGTGGTTCCCGAGCGGCGTGGCCGGTGGCGACTTCCAAGACACTACGGTCCTGCCGACGGTCCACCCAGCAGCCGACCTCACTGCGGCCATCTTGGTCGACAACGACTGGTATGGGCTCGCCATCGAGCGCGAGGCGCCGCTGTACATCGCCGACGCGGGCGCGTGGGTCGAGTCGAACAAGAAAATCTTCTCGTACATGACCACCGACGCCGATGCTCGCGGCTCGGGAGGCGGCATCTTCAACACCATGAAGACCGCCACCTATAAGCGCAGCTACGGCGAGTGGACCGGCGATCCGATCGATTACCCGGCGCTCGGCCTGATGGCAAAGGCGCTGACGCAGAATCCGGGGACGTGGACCTGGGCGCTCAAGGAAATCGACGGCGCGTCCTACGACATTCTCACGTCGACGCAGACCACGAACATCGCCGCCAAGAACGGCAATTTCTACATCTCGACGGCGAACACGCCGATCACGTTCGAGGGCAAAAGCGCGCAGGGCCAGTACATGGACCTGACCGTCTTCCTCGACGCGCTCTCGGCTGATATCCAGTTCCGCGTCTTCAACATGTTGGTGAATAACCCGAAGGTGCCCTACACGCAGCCGGGCATCGCCCAGGTCGCCAACCAGGTGCGCGCGTCGCTGCAAAGCTTCGTGAACACCGGCGCGCTCTCGAACGACAGCGGATTCCAGCCCGCCGTTGCATTCCCGCAAATCGGCGACGTGAACCCGAGCGACAAGCAGAACCGCATCCTGCGCGGCATCACCTTTACCGCCACCTACTCGGGCGGCATTCACAAAGTCATCATCCAGGGCGTGGTCAACATCTGAGGAGTTAGCCCATGGCATTCGAAGCAAAGTTCTACGACCCGGATCAGGTTGTCATCGACTTCGGCGGCGTCCGCCTTCTGGGCTATGCGGACGGCGAATACATCACCGTCGAGCAGATGGCCGATGCGTTTTCGTCGGTGGTTGGCTCCGATGGCGAGGTTGCGCGCTCGAAGTCGAACGATCGCCGCGCAAAGGTGACGGTCAAGCTGATTCAGACATCGCTGTCCAATGCCTACCTCTCGGGGTTGCTGCTCGCCGACCTCGACGCGCCCAACGGCGCAGGCGTGGCGCCGTTCCTGATGCAAGACCTCCAGGGAACGACCCTCGTCAGCGGCTCGCAGTGCTGGATCACCAAGTACCCCGACAACTCCATGGACCGCACCGCGAAGGCGCGCGAGTGGGTGTTCGAGATCGCCAACGCGACCCGCGTCGAGGGCGGTAACGGCTAATGCCCGTCGAGTTGCAAAAGCAGACCAAAGAGATCGACGGCGTGACCTACGAGGTGACGCCGCTTCCCTTTGGCGTCGGCCAGAAGGCGCTTATGCGCTTCCTGCGTATTGCCGCGCCGCTGCTCGCTGCCGCCACCGAAGAGTCAAAGAACCAGATGGCGCTTGGGGCAGCGGTGATGAAAGCGATCCCGGCGGTCATCTCGGAAGCCGACCTCGATTACTTCTCGGAGCAGTTCGGCAACTACAGCCGGTATGCGCACGACGGCAAGATGGTCCCGCTGGTGAAGGTGAACCAGGAGACGCACTTCGCCGGCAAGTATTACGAGTTTTTCCAATGGCTCGTGTTCTGTCTCGAGGTCAACTTCTCCGGTTTTTTCGCTGGGATCATGCGCGGAGGAAGCGGCGCCGTGCTCCCGGAGATTCTGAAGACCGCCTAGATCTCACCTGGGAGGAGTGGATGCGGTATCGCCTCCTCACGCATGAACGAAAACCCTGCTCGGGACTAACCGAGCTCGACTCTACGTGGTCGCTCGATGACGCCTTCGACGCCCACCGCGTTCTCGACGAACTAGACGACGCGGCGGCGCGGGCTGCTCAAAGGATGCGTGGTGGATAGGTTCACCCATGTCTGAACACGGCGGATCGTCAGGCTCGAGCGGCGTTCTCCGTGAACTGCTCGCGATATTTTCGTTTGGAGTAGATACAGAAGAGCTCAAAGAGGGCGAGAACAAGCTCGAGGAGTTCCTAGGCAAGCTGCAAAAGGTCGCGGCTGGCGTCGCTGCGGCCTTTGCCGCCAAAGAGATTTACGAGTTCGCCGAGGGTCAGGTACGCCTGATGACCCAGATCGAGCACACGGCTAGCGCGCTCGGCATCTCGACCGAGAAGGTGCAGGAGTTCCAGTTCGCCGCGAAGTCGATGGGCATGGAATCCGAGCAACTCCTGAACCTCATGGGCCGGCTCCAGGTTCAGCAGCAGGGCGCGGCCTCGGGCAATGCAGCCGCGGCTAAGGCTTTCGGCGACCTCCATACAAGCGTCAAGGGTGCAAACGGCGAGTTCAAGCAGGCCGACGAACTGTTTCTAGACGTTGCCGATGGTATTGCCGGCCTCAAAGACCCGTCCAAGCAGGCGGCTCTCGCGACCGAGCTCTTCGGCCGTCAAGGCCGCGCGCTGTTGCCGTTCCTCAAGGAAGGACGCAAAGGCGTCGAGGAGTTGGCCGACGACTTCCGCCAGCTCGGCGGCGGCTACAGCGAGAAGGCCATCAAAGAGGGGCAGAAGTTCGAGAAGCAAAATGCCCGCCTTGGCCTCTCGTTTACCGGCGTCAAAAACACCATCCTCATCGGCCTACTCCCCGTCCTGACGCGCATCACCTCCGTGATGGTTTCGGCGGTCAAGTGGTTCAACGAGATGACCCGCTCTAGCAACGTCGTGCAGGCCGTCCTGATCGCTCTGGGGGCCGCTGCAACGGTGTTCGCTATCAAGATGGCCATCGCCGCATCGCCCATCCTGCTCATTGCTGCAGCGATTGGCGCGCTGATCCTCATCATCGATGACCTCTACACGTTCCTGACTGGCGGCGAGTCGGAGATCGGCGACCTGATCGATCAGATCTGGGGCAAGGGCCGCAGCGTTGAGGTCATCAAGGAACTGCGCGACTACTGGCAGGATCTCGGCGAGGGAATCAAGATCGCTTGGGAATACATCAAGAAGTTCGCCGAGGTCTACTTTCAGATCTGGCAAACACTCGGCGACTTCGCCGGCAAGGTTCACAACTTCGTCATCGAGACGAAATCCAAGATCACCGGCGACGATAAGCGCGGCCGCGGCGGGATGACCGTCGAAGAGCGCGCCATTGCCAACAGCGCGAAGCAGTATCTAGCGGCGCAGCAACGCGGCGAAGAGGATATGACGCCGGAATCCTACCTAACCGTTCCCAAGGGTATGAGTCGAGGCGAGGCGATGACCGCCCGCATGAATGCCATCGACGCCCTGCGCGCCGACCTTGCCAACGGCGTACAGGTAGCCGGCCTCTCGAATGGTGGCCAGACCATCAACAACGCCGTTAACGTGCAGGTCACCGCTGGCCCCGGCATGGACCCCAAGCAGATCGGCGAGCACGTAGCCGATCAGGTTGACCAGCGGCTCCGTCAACACACCCGAGCGGCCGCGGCAACGCTACAGAGGGCGCCTGCGCAATGAGCGTGATGCTCACATATCAGGTGTCGACCAAGACGCTCTCGCAGACCATCGTCCTCGACGCATCGGTCAAGGAAATGCACACCACCTCGACCGAGGTCACCGATCACCAAGTCGAGAAGGCGCCCAGCATCGTCGATTACATTCGGCCTCTCCCGCGCAAGATCTCGATCGAGGGCGTGGTCACCAATACCCCGATCACGGCTCCGCCTGACCCGTCCCGAGGCGTCACGGCGACGCAGGGCAAGACCACGGTTACTGTCGGCGGCAATCAGATTAGCGCAGACGTACTCAAGTTCTCGGACCAGTTCGACCGCGTGCGTGACGTGTATGGCGATCTCGTCGAAGCGTGCCTAAACGGCGCGCTGTTCACGATCGACACCACGCTCGCCAGCTACGAGAACTTCGCGATTACCTCGTTTGCCGTTCCGCGCGACGCGCAATCTGGTAGCTCGATCCAGTTCACGATCGAGCTCATGGAGGTTCGGATCGTCGAGTCCAAGGAGACTACCGCGTTAGCGCCGTCCAAGAAGCAGGCGAAGAAGCAGCGCGGGAATAAGCCAACATCCGAGGTCGACGACAAGGACAAGAAAAAGTCCGTCCTCAAGAGCGTGGTCAACAGCGTAAGCGCGGCGTTCGGAAAATGATCTCGACCATCGACACCGACCCGGTTTCGCTGCTGTACGAGCAGACAACCCAACTCGACGGGATCGAGTACCTGATGTCGTTCCTGTGGGCCGACCGCGAGAGCGCCTGGTACTTGTCGATCTACGATCAGAACCAGAACCAGATCGCGTTGTGTATCCGGCTGGTGGTGTCGTCGCCGCTCTTGAAGCGATTCGTCGATCCGCGTCTGCCTCCCGGCCTGCTGTTCTGCTGTGACATGACTGGCAACGGCGTTGACATCGAGGAGTCGACCGACCTGGGAACGCGCGTGCTGCTCGCCTACGCGACGGTAGACGAGCTATGACCCAACTCTTTCCGCGCGCATGGAAGGTTCAGGTTGATACGCTCGACGTGTCTAACCTCGATATTGAGTTTAAGGTTCTCAAGTCGATAAAGGCGGAGCCGAACAAGTGCACGCTGACGGTCTGGAATCTTAACGAAGATCACCGCGCGCAACTGCTCAAACGCAACAAGCCGAATCCAGGCAGCAAGCTTGTTGGTATCGCGGTCAAGATTGAGGCCGGCTACAAAGACCACACGTCAACCATTTTCTCTGGCGACCTCCGCGAGGTCACGAGCAGCCTCGACGGCAACAACTGGAAGACGACGCTGGCCGGCGACGACGGCGGGCGCTCTTGGCGCGAGGGACGAATCAATAAGACCTTCACCGCTGGCTCGTCGATCGGCGACATGCTGAAGCAGCTTGCCGACGCAATGAGCATCGGCCTCGGCAACGTCACTGACTACACCGCCAGCGCGCAGATTCAAGGGCTCGGAAACTCGCTGCCTCACACCTTTGTCGCCAGCGGAAACGCGGCGCAGGTGCTCGACCGACTCATCAAGTCGATGGGGCTTACGTGGTCGATACAGAACGGCGCGCTGCAGTTGCTTAAGAACGGCTCGCCGCTGAACCAGGACGCAATCGAGATCTCGCCGTCGTCAGG